TATTACAACATCATAAGAACCAGGAATAATTTTAATGTTTTCAACCTTAAAGTTAAACGTGAATTCTTTATCAGTTTCACCAACAACAATAGAATATTCATTGGAGGTATCGTTTTTCTTATCCCGAACCACCAAACGGATCACTCCTGCCTCTCCCACCGCAGAAAGATCAGGAAGTTGATAAACACCAGATGCTTTAATTAATTTATCTAGTTGAGAATGTTCCAACTGGAAACACACGTCCTGAGATGGCAGAGAGATTTCCTTTTCTGGTGGATAAACAATAACTTCTGGATCGGCAAAGAAATATTTTACCTTTCGTTTTCCTTCACGAATCACAATGTGCGAATCATTGCTAAAATCCAACTCTGGATCTTGGTGAAGACTCAAACCATTTAGAAATTGATTGAGATCATAAATTGCAAAATCCTTTTCAAATTCTTCTTGAACCTCAGCCTCTGCAAGAATATTCTTCATCACAGAAATAGTCCTAAGATTTGACCCCTTTTTAACCAAAATAGATTGGTTGATAGAAGAAAAGTTCTTGAGAATAGTAATAGTTTTTTCAGAAAGTTTCATAATAATCAGTATTGATATTGGTCAGTTTTGTTTTTGTGAAGTCCAGCAAAATGATAAAGAAGAATACAATAATGAATTGCTTTTAGAATATCTTGCTTAGATTTTCCATTCTTTTTACCAAAACGAGAAAGGTACTTAATGGCATTAGAACGAGTAAATGGTTCTGCATCACCGATACTCTCAATCAAGTCAAGTGTCTGAGTTTTGGACTGTTCAGAAGTATAATGTGAGTGGTACGTACTGACAAGATATTGTTCAATTTCCTTTAACGTTTTGTCTTCTTCATATTTCCAAAATCCATTTTTATTTGTAGCATCAGTCATATTATCAGTAGTTAGAGAAGAACCTAATGTATCACAAGTGAACAAAATGCCTTCAGAGGACATATCTACTTTGTTTATGTGGATAAAATCGTCATGAAAGTGGTTATAATCGTTTGTATTCGTTTCTGGCATAACAAATGTTGTTAATCTTTTAAGATCCTACCAAAAAACTAACTCTCAGTCAAGCATTTTGCTAAATCCCTTTTCTTTTTCGAACTTAATTACTTTGTCAAATTTATCAATTAGTTCATCGGTTTTGTGAGATATTACCAAAATATTAGTATCTTTAATAACATACTTTATGATTTTTGTGAAATAATCTGTTCCCATAAAATCCAAAGAACTATCAAAAACTTCATCAAAAATAAGAAGATTTGTATTAATTGAGTTTTTCATTTTAGCAATTTCTCTCCAAGTAAAAAGAATTGCTAAATTAATTCTCATTTTTTCTCCTTCACTAAAAGATTCATAACTAAAATCTTCATGAATTGGTGTTTTAATACTCTCTTTGAATTCTTCATCAAGAGAAAAATTAATGTAAAAATCCATAAGTTGCAAATACTTATTGATTTGCTTATTCATAAAGGGAAGATACTTATTAATAATTTTTGTTTTAATGCCCCCATCTTTCATCAAAAAATGAGTAAAGTTATAATAAAGAATTTCTTCTTTATTCTTTGCTTTTTTTTCTTTCGCAGTCTCTAACTCTGAATTTAAATTTTCTAAAATTTTTCTTTCAGAATTCCTATTTTGTATCTTATCGGCAATGTCTTGAATTTCTTTTGATAATTCCTTTTTTCGTTTAGTGAGTTGAGATATCTTAAAATTGTTATTAGAAATTTCATTATTCAAATTACTAATTTTTTTTGAGATAGTGTTAAATTGAACTTCTCTTTTTTCTTCTTGCGATATTGCATCTTCCAATTCGTCGTATCCTTTTTGAAGTTCATTTAATTTTAAATCAAACTCATTAATCTTATTTAACCTAATTTCTTCATCTATTGTTTGAGTACAAGTTGGGCAAATTTTATTATTTACAAAAAAATTGTGCTCATCTTTATTACTTTCTATTTTTTGTGATAGTTTTCCCTTTAAACTTGATAGTTTTTTTAACTTCTTAGATGAATCTAAAAGTTGTTGTATTTTTGGTTCAAGATTGTTTACGATTTGATTGTTTTTTTCATTATTTTTTTGACTTAAATCTTCAACTTCATTTTCAATATTACAAATTAATACCTCCTTTTCTGCTATAGAATTCTTTCCATTCTTTTCTATCGTTTCTATAAAAGTTTTTTGCATATCAATTTTTTCTCCTGTCATCTTCTCGACAAGAGAAATTTCTTTTATTTTCTCGTTTTTATCTTTTATCTTTTCCTTAATAACAGTATTCATCAAAGAAAAGATTTTAATATCCAGAAGATCTTCAACAACTTCTCTTCTATTTGCAGTACTCATTTGCATAAATGGAACAAATGAAGCACTTCCGAGAATTACAATTTGAGTAAAAGACTTATAATTTAATTTTAAAATCTTATCCTCTAAATGTTTTTGTTGATCCACTGTTGAAGATGTTTGGTTTTGCAAAGCACCATCAATCCATATTTCAAAAATATTTGGTTTTATACCTCTTTTTATCTTATATTCTTTTGATCCTATACTAAAATCTATTTCAACTAAACAATCTTTCTCATTAGTTGAATTTACTAATTGGTTTTTTGTAATTTTTCGGAAAGGTTTATTAAATAAAGCAAAACAAAGTGCATCCAGGATCGTACTTTTTCCAGATCCATTAGATCCTACAATTAACTTTGTTTGATAATCATTGAATTTTATTTTTGTTGGTATATTTCCTGATGATAAAAAATTACGATATTCGATTTGTTTGAATAAGATCATCTTTCCTTGGGGGTATTACGAATTCATTTGGGGTGATTATAAAATACTCATATCCATAAAATTCGCAAGTTTTAATGGATAATTCGTCATCAACTTCAACTACTGACATATTTGGATAGTCTTCTGCCTCTAGAAGACCAGCATATCTCTCTGCATCATCCTCATCCTCAAAAAGATAAAGCACATTCTCTCCGTCATCATTAGTTACGGCATATGCACCATCATCTTCCTTGCCTTTAATAGTAAGTATATACATTACTCCAATTCTAGTGCTTCTTTGTACAATTCTCTTAAAAGATTTTTCACCATACTTTTGTTTAAGTCAAAATCAGAATCTTCAATATATTTATCCAATATACTTAATGTGTCCTCTACCACTATTTCATCAGTATTTACATTTTCATCATATAGTTCAATGTTTTCGAGAACTTTAAGATCCAATGGATCAAATCGAATAATATTGTCAACAAACTTTTCAAACTTAAACTGGTCAGATTTTTTACGAATAATAATCTTTACCATTTTATCTTTTAATTTAGAAGCATCAATTTTTTCATCATTCATTTCATCATAATAAATTTTTTCAAACATTGTAAAAGGATTTTCAAAAAATTCCAAATCTCTAGTTTCAGTGTCGAATAAATGAAATCCTCTTTTGTCATTTACATCACTCCAGAACATTTGATATGGATTTCCAAGATAATATATTTTTCCATCATCACTGCGTGTATGGTAATGTCCAGAAAAAACTAAATCAAATTTATCAAATACTTTCTTATTCATTCCGTCAGAATGAACATACCCTGGATATACTGTAAATCCACTTAATTCCAAATGACCAAATACTACTTTAGCTTTTGTTTTAGATAAAAGATCGAGAGTTTCTTTTTCATTTTCAGAACATATCCATGGCAAAAGAACAGATCTCATTCCACAAATATTGAATTCTTTTGGACTCGAAACTTTTACTATATTATTGTATTCTTGAAGTAGTGTGTCTATTGAATTTACTTCATTTGTATTTTTGTAATAAGCATCATGATTTCCTACAATACTATAAACAGTAATACCAAGATCTCTAAATCTATCATAGATATTTTCTTTTGCCCATTTCAATGCCCAATAATCAATTCCTTTACGATTATCAAAAGCATCTCCAAGATGTATAACGGTAGAAATATCTTCTTTAATTAATTTTGGAAAAAAAATTTGATTATAAAATTTCTCAAAATACTCATGAAAAGATTTATTTGCTTTTTTAAAATTATAATGAGTATCAGTAATCAGGGCAATTTTCATTGATAAGACTTCATTTGAATGTTTTCTTTAATTGTATTGTAATCAGAAGAATTAATTAGATCACCATCCACACAAAAAACTTGATCAAATCCTGTTCTTTCAAGAATTTTTTCTTTTATTTCGACTTGCTTCTTTTCCTTTTGAATTCTTCTAAGAAAAGCATAATAAACGATTTGAGTAAAATAGGCAAACGGATTAGTTCTTTCTGTATCAAAATTATTGATATACTGAACACAATTTTCAACACCATCAGATATCATATCCTCACGAAACATATAGTTGACAAAGTTTGGACGATATGATAAATGAGTAGCAATCTTTAAAAAACAATCTCCAAGATAATTTGGGATTCTTGGACTAGCAAGATTGTTTTCTTTTGCTGCAATGACTTTCTTTTTATAATGAACCAATGCTTCATAAAATTCTTTATTATTAACATAATGTGGATTTTTCTTTGCTTTATTCATTTGCAAGATAAGACTAATTAATTTGTTTTTATTATAACACACATAACTAGTTTTCAAAATGCTTGACAATGATGGTAAGAAGCAAGTAAAATCACTCTGTTAAGGTTGAAGAATAAATTTAGTTATTTGATTTATAGAGTTTTTCTAAGATTACTCTAGCTTCAGTAATTGAAGAAATATATCCCATATTTTGAGATGGAGTAGTCTTATTTGTTTTTTTGTACTTTTCTTTAACAAATTTGTTGTGTATTTTAATTAGATCTAAGTTTGTTACTTCAGATATTGTAAGGACATTTTCCATATCTATTATAAACATACTATCATCAGAATACCTTATCCAAGGATTTACTTTCATTGAAGTAATTCCAAGTTGACGAATATGAACCATTTCAATCATTATTGGATTATCTAAAATCAATAATATTCTATCTTCTTCTTCACAAGGACAGACCTTTGAAAATACTTCTTCACCTGAAACTAGTTTAATTGTTGCATAAAAATCTTCTTCCATTATTCTTTAAAGTTAATTTGTATAATTTCATAGTTAAATTTTTCTTCATTGTATATTTTGATTCTTTCAATTAAATGATTTAAAGTGTAATTTTTTCTTTGTTTATAACAAATATCATCAGCAATATCATATAATACAGCTTGAGATTTTGTATTTGATTTTCTCAAAACTCTTCCAATTGATTGAAGATTTCTGATTCTTGACTTTGATGGAGAAGCAAATACTACATTATGAAGATTTTTGATATTAATTCCAGTACTGAAAGTTCCGTATGAAGCAACAATAACTGCATTATTTTCTCTTTCAGTAATTTCTCTTATTTTTTCTCTTTGTTCAGTATCCACCCCACCATGAACAAAAAATATTTTTCTTTCTTTTGTGGCAGAATTATTTATAATTTCATATAAAGGTTTACCATGACTTTCAACTCGATTAAAAAGAACCAAAGTATTTCCTTTCAAATCAAGAACTAAATTTTTAATAAACTTATTTCTTTTTTCGTGAGCAATTAAATATTGAATTTCTTCTTCATAATCATTTATTTTAAGTTCATTGTGTTTTAATAATAAAACTTTTATTTGAAGTTTTGATAAATGACCCTTTTCAATTAGGTCTTTAGTTTGAGTTACTTTGTATGAGGGACCAAATAATCCCTCTAACACCCATTTATGGGTCTGTGATCCATCTAAAGTACCAGTGAATCCAAATCTATACTTAGCATTATCCATCTTCGTCATAATGCCTATTAAAGACTTTGATTTAAATTGATGTGCTTCATCCCCAACAATAACATCGAATTTATCAAAAAATGATCTTTGTAAGTTATAAATTGATTGCCAAGTAGTTATTACAACATCTTTTTCTGTTACTTTTTCTTTTCCAGAATAAATTTTGTGACAATATTCTGAAACATTCCAACCATAATCCTCAAAATCTTTATACATTTGTTCTACAAGAGATGTTGTTGGAACAACAATTAATACTTTTTTGTCTTTCTCTACAAAATATCTAACAACTGAATAAATCATTAGTGATTTACCAGAAGCAGTTGGAGAGATTAAGAGTTTACGATTATATTTTAATGCATCGTAAACAGCATTAATTTGATAATCTCTTGGTTTATGCTTGCATATTTTATTCATATATTCAGAAACCCCTTCTACGGAAATAAATTCATTTTCTTCAAAGGGAGTTCCGTAAAATTTATTATCTTTGAATTCAAACGTATAATCGTGATTTTTAATCCAAGAAATTAATTTATCCAACAATCCAACATACAATTCACCAGTATGATTACTATATAATCTTATTTTTCCATCCCAGTATTTGTTTCTGAATTGAGGCATGAACTTTGCCCCAGGAACTTCAAAGGTAAAATATTCTGAAAGTTCTTGATGAATGTAAGGTTCTGCCTCTACTTTCAAAAAAACTTCATTCTTTTTTTGTATTATTATATTAGTCATATCCTGCAGTAAATTTCATATAATCGATAGCATTTTTAATTTGATAAGTTCGACTCATGATCACTTTTAAAATACTATCAAGATAATTTAACATTGTTTGAAAATATTCAATTTTAGAAGAGGATTTTATAATATCTGGATCCGCTTCCATATATTTTTCTATATCTGGTTTTAGAACTTTATGATCAAATGGATATTTTTTATAAATTTCTGGATCTGCTTTTCCAGAATAATACATCCACCTGTCTTTTTTTAATACTTTATGATTATTCTCTTCTATTTTTTTTAAAAGAGATATATTGTTATAAATTTTATAATACTTGGAATGTAATGATGCAATTTTTGTAGATTCTTGATGTAAATTGTCCAAATCTATTACCGAGTCTTGTTCCCATAATGCTTGTATCTCATCAATGTTCATAGTTTATTTTATAATATCATAAATTGTGTATTTAAAAGTTACATCAGCAGTAACATAAGTTATATCATTTACTTTTGCATCAAATGATATTGTAGATAAAGAAACAGGAAATAAATTTCTAAAAATTACAGTTGCTATTGGATTGAAATTGCTATTGTAAATGATTAAAGAACCATCAGATTGACCAGAAATTGCTGTTTGTTTTCCTGGATTCATTTCATCGTCATTCAGTAGATTTTGATATTCTTCAACACTTCTGGGATAACCAAGACCCCTCAACCAATTGTGGACTTCTAAGTAATTTTCTAAGTTTTCATCCACTATAAATTTTAACACTAAATCATCATAAGTTAATTTATCACCTGGGACTGGGATGTCTTTTAAGTATGTTGGTTGAATTGCTACCCCTAGGTTAATTCCTGGTATAAATGCTTCATTCACAAAAAAATCAATTTTTGGTTTTTTGGTCAAAACAAATTTAAACCCAGCAGGGGAAAGAAAACTCTTATTGCTAATTTGATTTGCCCAAGTCATTTTTTATTTTTATTTTTATTTATTCATAAAAAAAGAGGGTCCATTTGGACCCTCGTTAATGATTCTAGAAAAATGAATCACATTAGGTTGTCTACACGTACTCTTCTGTAGTAACGGTTTCTGTTTGGCTGGAGAGTTCCTTGATCTTGATCTGTACCAGCAGCAAATGGATTAGCAACCATACCATAACGAGTCTTGAATCCGATTTTTGGCTGGAAGGTGTTCTCACCAACGGCACGTACCATCTGTAGAGGTACATATGGGCAGTAGAAGAGACCAGCATCATATGGGCTAGAACCCTTGTAACC